GTGGCACCAGGCCGGTCGCGGCCACGACAATGCCGGCGCCATCGGCGGTCTGGGACCGCCAGATCATCTTGTCCGCCGCCAGCTTGACCGAGTAGGGTGCCGCGGTGCCGTAGCCAAACACACTGCCGGGGATCGGCTGGAACGGGAAGGGCGAGGTACCCGCGTCATACCAGACTTCGCCCGTCTGTTCGCCAATGAGCCAAATCTGCCGACTACCATCCACCACCATGGCCACCCACGGGTCCGGGGCAATGCTGCGCTGGGCGTAGTTCAACGCCGACCAGGTGGTGCCGTCGTTCAAGGCACTGATGTAATAGGTCGAGGTGGCAGAGTAAAAGGCCAAGAAGTAGCCGTCGATCATGCCGACCATCGTGCATTTCCCGGCCAGAAACGCAATGGCACTGAGCGTGTTGGTAGCAATGTCCAGCAGGTAGCCATCGCCGCCGCTGGCAATGAGCAACTCACCCCCCGCATCGCCATTGCTGGCAATACCAGCCGGGTTGGGGTCATTGGTCACCGTGCCGCCCGTCACAATGGACGCGCTGTTGGTGACCAGCACTTGGTAAACCTTGGACCCCATCACGGCGTAGCACCGACCCGCCATGGCAAACAACGCCCGGCAGTTGACATCGGCCACCGTGACGTAGTCTTCCTGACCGGGGCAGGGATACAACGCCGCCGCCTGCGGAGACGCCGCCGATTGGATCGGCTCGGGATACCAATTGACCGTGCGTTCCAAGTCCGCCCACGGGCTTTGGCTCTCGTTGGACCCGTAAACAAACCCTGGATACGCGGCCATTTAACTATCCGAATAGATGTTGTAGTGCGGTCCCGACCCGCCAAACAGCAGACCCGCCACGCCCGACGACAAGTCTGACAGGCGCTGGTTAGCGCGTTTAATGTCCGACTTACTTTCCATCGCGGCTTGCTGCAAGTCGGCGGTCAACGGCGAGTCAAACGCACTGGCCAATTCCTTGGCGAGTCCGGTCCGCAGAAACCGGCGATACCCCGGCGGCAACGAAATGGTGGCACTGGTCGAGGTAAACTCCGCGACCGGGACCGGCGTATAGATCACGCCCTGCAATGTGGTGCTGGTCGGAATGGGCCACAGATAGACCAGCCCCAACCCCGCCGTCCACGTCGGGTTGTAATACGCCGCCTGTGGATAGACCGACGTAAGACCCTTTTGCGCGATACCCGCATAGGCATCTTCCGTCAGCAATGGCCCCAAATTATATTCAATCGTGGGAGACACCGAGGTGTCCTGAAAGCCAATGTTCGTCACATCCATCGGACCCGTGGGACGCACACAGTTAATGCCCCCGCCCACGCCAATGGTATAGCTGGCGGCGGTCGAAATAGTCCACGTCGTCCGCGCTTGGGCATAGACCGTCAAGCCTTCATTGGCCAGACCATTAATCCAGTCATTCAAGCGGTCCAAGGCAAACGCCGCGTCGTTGGCCGACACGGTTTCGCCCACCTGCAAGACCCGCAAGTCCTGCAACGACGCGGTGATCAGATCGGACACGGTCATCGTTAGACCTGATACAGCGCGTTCATCAACGTGGCGGTCGTGGTGGTGCTATTGACGCGAATGCACTTCAGCGGCAACAGCGTCCCCGCCAGCACGGTAAACGCGCCGGTCGTGCCGTCTTCAAACACCGCCACCACAATGCCTGCGCCACCGACAAAAATGGCGTCAGCAGGAATAGCTTTCGTGGCGGCGTTGGCGGCATACGTGCTGCCATCAAAGTTGACGGTGTCGCTCTTGGTAATCAACACCGACCGGTTAAACGTGCCGCTGGCTTGTGCCATTTAAGATGTCCTGACCTTCAGGGGGCGACCGCGCTTCCGGCGCACGGGCGTCTCGGGAACCGCTGGCACCTGTTCATGCGTGGCGTCGTCTGCCAGCTTAGCTTCGGCTTTCGCCAACTCACCCAGCCGCTGATCCGCAAAGTGCCGCTGCGCGGTCACTTCGGCAATGGACTGCATGTCGTGTTCGTATTTCTCAATGGCTTCCATGGGGCCAATGGACCAGCCCTGCGCCAACGCCCGATCTCGCTCGTCTTCATTACCGACGGTCAACTGGCAGGACCGCGCAAACGCTTCCCCCACCGCATCACCGACCGCCGCCAAGGGATCGCCGCACATCACCTTGCCGTTATCACGGGCAAACGCTTTATACAGCATCGACGGAAACGCTTCGTAGCCATTCGCGTTCTTACCGCCATGCCGCTTCTGCGTGTTCCACTGCGCCATTTCGCGGGAGTATTCGCTGTCGGGGTTGTGAATGATCGCCATGTGTCCTCACGAAAATGAAGGAGACGGCACGGGACCGCCTCCTTCAGGTTGCCTTACGCCCAGGTCGGTGAACCCGCCAACGCCGTGGCGCTGGTCGGGCCGACGCTGACCCAGAAGCCGTTACACGCCACCAGCAGTGACGACATGGTCAGCGACGCCGAGAAGGTGCCAACATCGAAGCTGGCCCCACCGTTGCCCAGCCCCGAGGTGGCCGTCACGGTGTGCGCAGCCTTGCCGTTCGCCACGATGTGCAGGTAGCACCCGTCCTGGTCCTTGGTCGGGACCGCCAGCGTCATCGCCAGCGCCGACGTGCCGTTGATAATGGCCACCGTCCACTGCGACGCGCCAAAGGCAATTGCCCCTGCCGCCGTGTACGACGCCACCGTCACCGACATCTGACCCGGATACAGGACGCCTTCGTTGACCTGACTCGGTGCCTGTGCCAGATCCGACGCCAGCGCGGTCATCACGTTGGCACCGGTCTGGTGCGCCGAGGTGACCGAACCCTGCTGTCCACGGGTGACCCCGACGTTGACACCCGAGGTGTACGCCTGGTTGATCTGCATCCATTCGCCATCAATGCGAATGAGACGCCCCGCCGTCAACGACGTGGCCGACGCCACCGTAATGGTGTTGTCGGTCAGCGCCACCGCAGCGGCAAGAGTCGTATTTACCAATGCCATGACTTAACCCCACACTCTCGCGGCCAGCCGCGCCTGAATCGTTGCCGCACCAATCAGAATGTCCAGACGGCTCGGGTTCTGATCCGTGCCAATCTGGTACTGCTCCACCATCCGGATGGAGAAGCCCAAGGCTTTGCTCCGCACGGTGGTGGAATCCGCACCCGCACCGGGCTTCATCAGGTCGGCCATCACGAACGCAAAGGCGTCAGGGTGATAGACAAACGACTGAGGCGAGGTGGTGGTGGCCAACGTGCCACCAGAAGGAGAGGTCGCACCAAGAACGGTCACAACCGCGTTGTCAGCCGGTGACGCATCCACAGTCTGGAGCTGTCCCGAGGTCACAATGGACGGGCTAATCGGCAGGGTGGCCATCGCGCCACTGCTATCCGACGTGTCCGCCGTGACCACAAACTGCTGCAACCGTCCCGTGGACGAGTACGACAGGGGGTTCACCGAGTTCACACCCGCAATGGTGAAGATGTCGCCCTTTTTGAGCGACGACGCGCCGGACGCAAAGCCGTCCACGCTAATGGTGCTGCCGGTCTGACCTGCGCCATTGACCAGCGGGGTGGACGCGGTAAAGGTGCCGGTCGTGTGCGTCGGACGCACCGGATCCTGCAGCCACTTATCGACGCCCAACTGCCGACGCCCAAACATGCCCTCTTCGTAGTTCTCCGAGATGATGGCGGTCGGGTTAAACAGCGACGAGGTAGTGTTGGCCAGCGTGGACATCGCCAGCGGGTCCAGCACGGCCACGCGACCCTTGAGCGGGGTCGAGAGGTCGGTCAGCTTCACACCGGCCTGCAGATAGGTGATGGTGGCGCTGGGCGTGGTGCCGGGCGTCCCGACCGCACTGTAGATGTCGCGGTAGACGGCGTTAAACGCCAGCACTTCGGCCGCGTTGGCCAGTGCCTCTGACCCCGGATCGACATACCGCGCACGGATGTTGTCCAGTTCCGTGGTGGCCTGCGCCGACGAGTAACCAAACGCGACGTTCTTCTGGTTGGTCAGCGAGATCGGCACGGTCTGGTCGTACAGGTTCTGCAACTGCAGCGCCTGTCCGTCCGTCACGGTAAACCGTTGGGGCAGACGCGCATTGACAGTATTGCCAACTTTGGCACCCGCCACTTCATACTGCGAGTCATACGTGCGGTTGACGTTGGCCAGGAACACCAACTTGTTAATAAAACCACGGGCGACTTCCTTGGTCGTCCACGACGGGGTTGCGAGGGTATTAGCCACAGACTATCCTTTCGACGAGGGGTTACATGCGACCCGCAGCGCGGTCGGCGGCGTTCATGCGACGGAAGTGTTCATCCATCGACAAGTCGTCCGAAATCGCGAAGGGGTCAGCGACTGGAGGCGAAGTACCGAGCGGCTTGATCGGCGCTTTCGCGGAACTGACGACTCGGGCTGGGCCGCGGACAGAGGCAGCTTCAAGTCGGGCTTCAATTTTGCCCATTTCCCGGTAGGTTTGCGCCGGGTGCAGCGTGGACAAACGCTGAGATTCTTCAGGGTGGGCTGAGAGCCATTGCAAGATCTCAATGCCGACCGGACTATCCATCGCCAAGTGCTGCATCGGCAGCGACATCGGCGTATCGGGGTTCAACGAGGCCATCAGCTCAGGGTTCTGCGTGGACGCCTCCTGCAAGCGCGTCATCCACTGGTGCTGCTGGTCCTGTTGCGACTGCTCAATTTGCTGCTGCTGATACGCCTGATGCCGCACGACATCGCGTTCCTGATGTCGGGCATC